CTGCTTATGTAGTGGAATTGCTCTCCGCTTTCATTCGGGAACATCGAACCAATAACATCTTTGAGGTCTTTGTTTCTCTCATTGAGTTTTGCAATTGTCTTCGTGTTCTCTGAAAACTCATGGGCTGCTTCATAGAGTGCAGCTTCATCAACTGGCGGGGCATTGTGCCCATACGCTACTCCGTTTTCTTTCATTCTTTCTACCTTTAGTTTTAAGTTTTATAATAGTTTGACTTTAATATAACTTAACATTAATAATTTGTGTAGAGTTTTTTCATCAAATAACAAAAAAAGAAGTAACAATGATAAACGTAAAGCAATTAATCGAAGATCTTGGCGGTATAAAAGCCGTCGAGAACGGATGTGAAGTCCATCGAACAACCGTACATAACTGGGTTAGGTACAACAGGGTGAACGATAAGTTGATGCACATGACATTCGACAAGGGTTTAAACATAAAGGATTACTGGAATGGAGAGAAAGCAGTTACTGGAACACAAGAAGCGGGTGAAGGAAGCTGCTCATAAGTATGTCGAGGAATATAACTGGATACTTGTTCCCACAATTATAGGTTCGCCAACTAGTCACATACATTATAAACAATGGCGTTTGCCAGAGACACATCCAGAGTATCAACCACCACCATCTCCAGAAGAGATGTTGGGTTGGTTCGATGATAACCCGCCTATATCCGTTTTAGATAATCGTCCGGTTGAATTTTTTGATATCGCAGCAGTCACAGGTTCAATGTCGGGGATTGTCGTCGTTGATGCTGATAGTAAGGAGGCCGCAACGGAAGCGCGAATGCTTGGTCTTACATCGCCAGTCGTCGTGCAATCTCGTAGAGGATACCATTACTATTGGTTAAACAATGATGAGGTTAACCAGCGCAACAAGGTTGGCGAGTTCCCTGGTCACAAAGGTGACTGGCCTCATGTTATTGGCTTGGATCTAAGAGCCAATGGTGGCATCATCAGACTGCCTCCCAGTTATTGTTCTGACAAATTGAACAAGTATGTCTGGATAAATGATTTCTCAGAAATACAGGGTGATAAAGATTTTGTTTGGAAAGGCATTGAGCGCGGCACATTCACCGCTCCAAAAGAAAAAAGATTTTCTGAAGAAGAGATAGCGGAGCTGCGGAAGAAGAATGTAATTGTCGTTGACTTTACTGGTGTCGAATTTGGTGACAAGGAAAGTACGATCTCGATGATCGAGAGCGGGGTGCCTGTAAAAGTTGGCAGTCGCAATCACACTGTAACAGCAATCGTTGGCGAGTTGGTTGCGAAGCGACATCCTCTTGAAAAAATTTCTGAACGGGTGCATGAACTTATGTCCCTTCCAAACTGGGAACATCCATTAGATGAAGAAGAGGTCGAGAGAACTATAGAGTCAATCATTTCCCGGGACAGGTTGCAAAACCCAGATGCTTGGGATGGAGACAACTACAAAGAACAAACTCCAGAGCTAGTTCCTGTAAAAGAGCATCGTCAAAAGCTTCAACCATTAATAACAAACGAGAACTTGGATGAGTTGCGGGATCAAATTGGAGACCAACAATTTATTATGTACCCTGCTCTGACACTGCCAGCTATATGTCAGGTGTATGGATATTCCGGGCACGGCAAATCTCTTTTCACCGCGCACCTTCTTTATGCTGCCTGTTGTGGTCAGGACTTTGGTGTCTTCGAAAACAGAAAACAAACGCGAGTTCTGTATCTAGATTATGAGAACAGCTTGAATGAGATCCTTGAGAGGATGGAAAACCTCAGAAAGATTTTCACTGATGCCGACGACAATGGGTTTGCAATCTACACTCCGGCAATGAAAGACGGAACTGTACTTACCCTGGATACGGAGCAAGGCATAAAAGAAGTGATGGCGAATGCCGAAAATCACAAAGCGGAAGTGATTGTGATAGATACTTTTCGAACAGCATTTAACGGGTTCAGCGAGAATGACTCTCACCAGTGGGCAGAGATAAACCGGGCGATATTGGTTTTGCGGAACGCTGGTTATGCAGTCATTGGCTTACACCACGCAAACAAGGTTCAGTCATCCCAGAGTAAATCCGGCACAGTTACCCAGCTTGGATCTGAAGCTGGATCGACAGCACAGTTAAACTTGCTGGAAGTGCAGATGCGGGTAACACAAATCTATCCAGATACGGAAGCTGGTAATGCGGAAGCTGAAGAGACAAAAGGTATTGTTGATGATACTGGTTGGGAGGCTTTGCAGAAAGCAAAGCGCAAGAAGGAAGAACTTTATAATGAAGAGTACTTTATCAGGACTGCCATCAAGGTTAGCTACGGCAAGGTGCGAAACCGAACCCCTGCTCACCGGACCAGCTACATAGGATTTGGTGAAGCACAGGATGGAGAGCCAGTCGTAATTGCGAGTACTCCATTAAGAAAACGGGTCCAGTATCTTGTTGATATCGGTACACCAAGAGCGACCATTGCTGCCGAATACAACCTACCAATGCACCTAATTGACGACTGGTCAGAAAAAAAGTTGGAAAAAAATGATGCTGTGGAAACTGTCTTATGAAGAGCTTATCTGATGAGCCAATCGATTAGGTTTCTCAAGCGAACCCGAAGTGAGCGTGATGAACTCTTCATATGGGCTTATCATAGACGACCGATTCTTTTTAATAAATCGGCCGGGATTAGGCTGTCAATAGATTTTTTATATGCATAAATAAAACTTTGCACTATATTCATTCGTAAGTTTGTTTAATCGCTAACTTATGAGGAACTTGATGCCAGCTAGACCAGTGATTAAAGCTGACATTGAACAATTAAAAAGAAACTGGGCAGCACAAATGCCCCTCAAACAAATGGCATCTGAAGTCGGATGCTGTGTGGATACATTAAAACGTATCCTTAACCGGGAAGGAATAGCAATATTCCCAGCCGCCAAATATCAAACTTCAAAGCGTCAACGTCAGCAAGTTTGGGAGAGACCTTGCCTAAGTTGTGGCTCTAAAAAGCCCAGACCTAAATGGCAATATATCTGCAACAAATGTAAGGAGCTTCACGCTGACTTCGCGTGACGAAGACTGTAAGTACCGGATCAAGATCCTGTCAGAGATCAACGACAGGCTCGATCAACTGGTTGCTTACAATCACCTCTCGATGAGCGAGGCAGAAGAACTCCTCCTACAAATCTCATTAAAAACTTTTGAACGAAAGGCAGACGATGGCGAGACTGAAGAACCCGAAAGCCAAAGGCGACAAGTACGAGAGGGATTTAGCAAAATACTTTAACGATGTAATCTTCAACGGAGAGCCTCGCGTAAGTCGCGCTCCCCTCTCTGGAGGAGGGTCGCTTAACTGGCAAGCCGGAGGTGCTGACCTTTTAGGTTTACCTTTGTGGTTTGCCGAAGCGAAAGCTGTCGAGAAACTAAACTTCCGAACTGCCCTAGCACAAGCTGAAAGAAATGTAGGCATCAGAGACACTGGTGATATCCCAGTGGTCTTTTCGAAAATCAACCGCGAACCAATAGAGGATAGTGTGGTTGCTCTTCGCCTAAAGAATTTTTACCCATTAATGAGAATTCAGTATCAACTGAATAGAATTATTGACTGGGACGACGATGATTCGGAGTTTTAATAAACTCACCGGATGGCTAAGACAAAAAACCCAGTTGCGAAACTCCTCTCCGGCAATACCTATGTGCAGCGTATTGTCCGATCAAAGAAGGGCAAGGGAAGTTACTCGCGTAAACAAGCTTCCGTTGAGACCAATGGTCGAACTCGATGAACAACGTCTACAGGTTCTATTGAATAGAGCCGCAACTGACGGTGCCAGAGAAGCCCTCAAGCAAGTTGGTCTGGGTGACCCAGAGGCGGGTAAAGATATCCACGACCTTAGAAATCTCCTCGATGATTTTCGCTCCGCGAAAAGAACCATCTCAAAAACAATTCTCAAATCAATCACAGTAGCCATCCTTGGTGCAATCGCTGCAGCGACCTGGCTAAACTATGGCCCCCCAAAATAGAACATGTAATATCTGCGGCGAAACAAAGCCACTAGATGATTTCCCTATGACAGGCCGTTGGCATTTGAAAAAATGCCGAACCTGTTGGCAGAGTAATTACTTGAGGTACAACATGGCAAAAGCGACAAGACTCCGAAGATTTATACACGACTGCAAGCGCAAGTCAGAACGCATGGGCTGGAACTTCGATCTCACAAAAGAATTCCTGGAAGAGCTTTTTGAGGATCAGAAAGGCTTGTGCCCAATCACTGGCTTTGAGATAACATTGGAGGGCACACAGGAGTCCAATCTCAAACGCTTCACCGCCTCACTTGATAGGATTGACAGCAGTAAAGGTTACACGAAAGACAATGTATGGTTTGTCACACTCCAGGCAAACTATATGAAGAGCCAGTTAACGATGGAGGAACTGGTCAACTGGTGCCAGAAAATCGTAGACCACCAGTCCAAAAAAGTTTTATCGAAGTAGAACCCGTAGCGAATCGCATTTGTGGTTATAAGAAAAAAGACGCTTGAACTTTCTGTTCGTGCGTCTTATCAAAAAGCAGATCCAGTTGACTTTGTGGTGAAGCTTCTGGGTTTGTTGTTGGGGGGCTGGCCTTTTGGTCAGTCCCTTTTTATTTTAAGTGAAGGTCCATCTAAAAGTTTGTCTGTTAGTTCATCTACCAGCCAGACCATTGCATTCATGGTTGCGTAATTGCCAAACTGCTTTTCCATTTTTTCTTTTGCGTCCAGCAATCCTGATATAGCATACCTAATGGCTTCATCTTTCGCCTGTTCTTGCCTACCGAAGATAGCCTCTTGATCATCTGGTAGGCCAAGTTTCTCTAAGATATTTGTTTCCATATTTGCTCCTGTAGTAGTGTAGAAATAATTCTACTCTGTTCTACAGGATGTTATAACCTAACAATACCCTCTATTTTTAGTGCTAGAAACTAGTACTAAATTTTAGTACTAGAAATTAGAACTAATGCTCGTTAACCTTCCGAAGTTAAAGACTGGCCTAGCACCCATTTGTTTGACTGCTCGTCATTTTTTGTATGGTGATTGTAGATGAAATCTATAACAGATCTGTCGTGCCCTAATTCCTCTTCCCACCAACGGATTTTATCTAACCAATGATCTCTACCGTGCAGTCTGTCAAATGCAAGTTCGTGGGCTGTCCACATAATTGCCTTGTGACAAAAGGCGGCTCTGCCATTTACTCGCGTATAAAAGAAACGTCGCTGATTATCTAGCTCTCCCGCAAATTCCGGCATATCGGTTGAAAAAATTTCTCTTACTGGTGCATACGGATTGTCTTCGCTAAAAAGATTTGCGGAAAGCTTGACGCGAAAAACTTGCTCAGACCATTTGTTCCTGACTGTCTTTGTCTTTGCTTGACCGACAACTCCTTGTCCACCCTCGGAGACTGGCGTTACCAAGTCTC